TCTTACAGGCAAACACCACATCAGGTGTTGCAAACTCAGCCGCATTGTATGCCAATGGTGCATTTGTACAGGCCAACGCAGCATTCATTAAAGCTAACACCCCACCAGCAATCGCAAACTCAGCCGCACTATATGCCAATGGTGCTTTCGTGCAGGCCAATGCTGCATTCACTAAAGCGAACAATGCACTGGCGAACGCAACAGGTACATTTGCTGGTGATTTAACCATAACAGGTAATACATTTGCTCAGGCGATGAACACCACAAACTTGCAAGTGGTTGGAACAGCAAACGTTTCTGGTACATTGAGTGTGCTTGGTGATGTTACAATGAATGCTAGGGTGTTTATATCAAATGCAATCTCAACTTCAACACAAGCAGCCGTAACCATTTCAGCAACATCAAACACATCACTACCATCCAATGATGGTTACATGTTGCACATATCAGGTAAACCAGATGTTCCAACGAGAATCATTACTGATGCTTATGGTACGGGAGCATACACATTAATTGCCGGACGAACTGCAAGGGGCAATGTTGACTACCCTTCCGCTATTCAATCTGGTGATATATTAGCCAGATGGTCTGGAAATGGTTACGGTACAACAAAATATCAAACACTCGGAGTATCTCGTATTGATCTGGTTGGCGCAGAAAATTTTACGGACGCAAACACAGGATCACAAATTAAGTTTTGGAACTGTGCAGTAGGTTCCAATACACTGGTAAACATTCTGACATTGAATGGTGATTCAGCAGACTTTTCTGGTGTAGTTAGACCGGAAAAAGGATTTATCTATACACCAAGATTACCTGCTGGTAATCAGACTGCAATTACAGTTAATTACATAACTGATTCAATGATTAAAGCAACTCTTGCTGCAGACTTAACTGTGTCACATAGTAATTTTGTCACGGGTAAAGTAGTTGAAATGTGGTTGGTTAATACGGGAGGTATATCTCGAACAATTACTCATGGTTTGACAGCAACCAACTCAACATTAAATTCAACAACATTTACTATTGCAGGAACAAGTTCTGCATACTTAAAATTCTTTAGTATTGATGGTGACTTAGCAAATACATTCGTATCCGTTGTTTTCTCATAATAAATAAACCATGGCAAATAAAAACATACTCACAAATAACGCAAAAGTCTCACAGATAGACTTGTTGTATTACGCACCAGTGGCCGTGGTGCCACCTGCAATTACAACACCTATCAATTCATTCTATTGCTTTCTGTCTAAGCCAACACCTTGGGCAAACGATGCAGAACCAACGACACCTAGTTCCGATTTAAAATCAATCAAACAAATCTACAAAAATATATTTGTTGCAAAACAAATTAAGACAAGTGACATTTCTCCAATCATACAACGCATTGACTGGACAGCAAATGAAACTTATGATTATTTCCAAGATGATGTTGACATGACAGCAAAAGATGCCAATGGTTATTTGATGAAACACTTTTATGTGAAGAACAAATACGACCAGATATTCAAGTGTTTGTGGAATAACAAAGGTAATCCATCGACACGCGAACCATATTTTGAACCAGGAACATATTCAACCAACAAGATATTCCAGGGAGATGATGGTTATAAATGGAAATTTATGTATACCATTGACACTGGATTGAAGTTGAAGTTCATGGACAGAGAATGGATTCCAGTACAGATTGGATCCAACACACCAAACCCACTTGTTACGACAGCAGGTGCAGGAAGTATTGATGTTATCAATGTACAAAATGGTGGCAGTGGTTTTGACACCGTTAATGCTGTTGTCTTTGTGACAATAACGGGTGATGGCACCGGCGCAAGAGCGTCAGCTAATGTAAGTGCTAATGGTATCGTACAAGATATCATCGTCAACAGTCCAGGTGGCAATTACACATTTGCAAATGTATCTGTTACCTCCACGATTGGTGGGAATTGTGTAGTCACAACTGCAACATCACCCGTTGGTGGCCACGGTTTTGATCCAATATCAGAGTTGGGCTGCGGACATGTTATGATGACAGCACAGTTTGATGGTGATGAAAACAATTTTGTACCGACAGATATCGACTATCATCAGGTTGGTATATTGGTGAACCCAACAACAAGACAATACAATCCAAATCCAGCCAATGGAAGTATATACAGTGCAACCACAAATATTGTTGTTGCTCCCGGAACAGAAGGTTATGTACCTGATGAGTTTGTATATCAAGGATCGTTAAGTGATCCATCTTTTTATGCTACAGTTTTGAGTTTCAACACTGATTCCAACCTAATTAGGTTGATAAATACATCGGGAACTCCGTCAAATAACAGTCCAATATTTGGACAAACATCCAAAACAACAAGAACACTATTGTCTTACAGTATACCAAACTTTGCAGTACACTCAGGTTACATGATCTATATTGAAAATCGTTCAGGTGTACAGAGAAGTGTTGATGGCATAGAACAATTCAGATTCGTATTAGGTTTCTAAGGAAAAAAAATGGCTTTAAATTTTAATGTTGATCCTTATTATGATGACTTTGATGGAGCAAAAAACTTCCATCGAGTGTTATTTAAACCTGGTGTTGCGGTACAAGCAAGAGAATTAACTCAAGCACAAACGATTTTACAAAATCAAATCACCAGTTTTGCGGACAACATATTCAAACAGAATTCTCCAGTTTCTGGAGGTCAAGTTACAACCGACTTCAACGTACATTATGTTAAAATACAATCCACATACAACAGTGTCAACATTGATGTGGAACAATTACAAAATAAATTATTGCGTAACGCTGACGGAACAGTTGTTGCAAGGGTACTCACAACAGCTGTAGCTACAGGTACAGCCGGCGAAGGTGATCCACCAACACTAATCGTTTCTTATAAAACTGGTACACAGTTTGCAGACAATGATGTTATCTATGATTCAAATTCAAACTTAACATGCCAGGCAATGCCTAGTGCAGCAACAGGTTCATCTTCTGTTGTTTCAATTTCACAAGGTGTTTTCTACATCTTAGGTAATTTTGTACAAGTTTCACCACAAACAATCATACTAGACAAGTTTGATAACACACCGTCGAAGCGTGTTGGTTTAGAAATTACCGAAACAGTTTTTGATTATGCAAACGACAATTCATTATTGGATCCAGCTGTAGGTGCATCCAACTATCAGGCACCAGGTGCAGATCGTTATGTGATTAGCTTACAACTCTCTTCAAGACCATTGTATTTTGGTGACGATGACCTATTCATTGAATTGGTTCGCGTTGAAGATGGTAGTGTATACAAGATGGTTGACGGATCTATCTATGCAACTATCGATGACTACTTTGCAAAAAGAGATTATGAAACCAATGGTGATTATGTTGTTGAAGATTTCAGATTCACACCAAAAACTTATACTGGAGAGCCCAATAAGTATTTGATGAATGTTGGCCGAGGTTTGGCTTATGTTCGTGGGCACCGTGTGGAAAATCCATCACCAATCAACATCATTTCCAACAGAGCAAGAACATCAGCAACACAAAATAATGAACCAGCTTTCATAGATTTTGGTAGTTACTTTTTGGTAAGTAATGTTGCCGGTTCAGGAACATCAACCTTCCCAGTCACAACAGCCAACACCGTGGACTTCCATTGTGTTAGTCAAGCGAACATCAATACAGCAAATGCAACCACATACAACTCAACATTAGTTGCTACTGCTTACATTCGTGGATTACAATTTGATAGCAGCCCAACAAATGGACAATCAAACACATACATCTACAAAGCTCAAGTATATGATATTCAAAACAAATCAATAACCGCCAACGTAGCCTCAGCAAACTCAATATCAGTAACACTACCAATGGTTAATGGGCAAACATCATCTGTTGATGGTGCGTATGTTGGTGTTGATATTGTAATTACCAGAGGTACAAATGCTGGTGAGTCTAGAACAATTGCAACATATAATGGAACAACCAGAGTAGCAACACTCAACCAATCTTGGAGCATAACACCAGACTCAACTTCTGTGTATGTTTTAAATTTTGATACGCCAGATATTGAAACTATGGCGTTTGTGAATAAAACATCATACCCAGCTACGGTGATTGCTAGTGCAAAAATTGATACGACAGGTAAGGTTGGTAATGTTGTAGCGGGTGACACAATATTCCAAAATCCTAATGTACCAGAGATGATCTACCCAATCGGTAATCCATATGTTTCTAGTATATCTTCACCATCGTATACAACACACCAAGAAATAACAGGTGTGAACTTTAACGTTTCTGGTAGCACACTATCAGCATCATTGGCTTATACCGGAAGTTATGCGGGTGTCATCAAACACTTAGGTAATGAAGGCACAACACTTTCATCCGATGTTGTCGAACAGTGTTACACCATCATTGTGACAGATAAACAATCTAATGCAAGTGTACAAGATGGACAGATTATTCCTTGGACAGTAAACTCAAGAAGCGTTTCATTAAATAATGATGGTTCAGTTGCAACATTTAGTACAGCAACTTCTGACTTATCAGCCTTTACTGCAACAATTATTGCTAAAGTGTTTGTTACAGATGCAACCAATACAAGTCACATTTTAAGAATAAAGAACTTGGTGGTTGCAAACTCAAACACAGCAATCAGTAACACTTCAGGTACACAAGTTAACACCAACACATTTGTTGATGATTCTGCAACATCTACGGGTCAAGTCTACATCAGAGCTGCAGGTGTGTTAACACCCGGACAAACACAATCTCTGTATCTATCCGATGTTAAACGCATTGTTAAAATTATAGACACCCGAGCGGAAAACACCGTGCCTACGGTTGCAATGTTAACCAACAGTTTGTATGATGTTACAAACAGATACACATTTGACAACGGACAAAGAGACAGTTACTACGATCACGCATCGATTACATTGCGACCTGGTGCAACGAAACCTATTGGCAATATACTTGTGTTATTAGATTACTATAAACACACCGGCGGCGATGGTTATTTTAGTAAAATGTCATACATAGATAACTCAAGCTCGCCTGAAGATTATAAAGAAATTCCTTCACATACAAGTAAGTACGGTGCCACATATGAATTGAGAGATTGTCTCGACTTTAGACCTGCTCGATTGAATGCACAGACCAACTTTGTGTTTCGTTATTCAAATCCAGGGTCCACTAGATTGGGTGTATTGCAACCAGTAGATTTGAGCACCTTTGTTTGCGACTATTCTTTCTATCTTGGTCGTAAAGATAAATTGGTTTTAACTAAAGACAAGTCATTACAAATTGTTGAGGGTTCACCATCAA